GGTGTCTACTTCGTAGGTACCGATCAGACTTCTCCACTAGAAGTCTACAGCAGTACGACAGCTCCAACGTCAAATCCTGCCGGGGTTTCAGACGGAGACCACTTTATCTGGTACAATACCACCGACCAAGAGTTCGGGGGCCTTTATTTAGGGGCATCATCCATTTCTGCAGCAGAGACCATTGGGGCTTCACAACTTTTGGCTGCCGCTACATCTACCTCTTTGGATGCGAGCAACACAATCAACGAAGTTGCTGCTCGTAACGGAGAAGGTGGGTCAACTAACTACATCGCGTCAGGCGCGTTCTCATGGAACTTTACTATTGACGGGCTGATCGATCTTACAGCAAACGCTGGTGGTGACACAGGAAGCCCTGTCACCATTCTGGACGCAGCAAAAGACTCTTACTACGTCTTGGTTCGTTTCACCACAAAAGTAGGTGCTGACGGCAACGGAGACGATGGTGGTGTTGTCTCTTACGTGGGTCAAGCTCTAATCGAAACTGCCACCCTCACTGGAGGTGTAGATGATATCGCTACATACAGCGCTACCTTCCGAGGTTATGGAGATTTGTACAAGTTTATCGCCTAACAGGTAGTATATTTGTTTTTGGGGCGGCGCGAAGGTCGTGTCGCCCCTTTTTTACCCTTAATCAACCACATGGATTTATCCAACAACTTTCGGGGTGAGTTTAAGCTCAAGGTTAAAAACAAGAATCAAGACGCCCTTTTTACCATGAACGCTTTGCGTTTGTTGCTTAAAAATGAAGGGTTAAAGCTTCCTGACTTTGACACCTGGGTTCAGGACGACCCGCTTACTGCGATTCCCTTGATCGCTTACTACAGTGTAGTTAATAGTTGTGTTTACTCTGGAAAGAAGTTCACAACTAACAAGGAAGTGTTCATTGCTGAAATACTAGACTCAGGGCAGCTTGAGGTTATCTCAGAAGCTATGGCCTCAGCCATGAATACAGAAAGCGCGGGAAAGCGCTAACGGATGAAGATTCAGCAGAGACGCCTGAGCTTGTTGAGCTTTACTTGCAATCAATAAAAGCAGGCGTTTCTCCTGAGTCATTCTGGACCATGACTTTGGCCGAGGTCTCGTCCGTTAGTAGTGGCCTTATGCTGAGAGACAAGTTGATGTGGAATCACACCTCATCACAGATGGCTCTCCTCGCTAATGTAAACTCTTCGAAAGGAAAGAAGTACAAACCCGAAGACTTCAATCCTCATTCGGATCATAAAAAAGCTCCTACGAAGACAATAGCGCAGGACTTGTACGAACAGTTTAAAACATTTACCTAATGGCTACAAGCACAACGGTAACGGCTAAAATACTTGCGGACGTAACGGACTTCAGCACCGGAATGAAGAAGGCGTCTACGTCTTTAAGCAAGTTTTCAGCTGCGGCAACACGAGCGGGGCGAGATATTACCACAGCAATATCTGCTCCGCTAATACTTTTAGGCAGAGAAGCCGTTCGAGTGGGGACTAGCTTCGACCTTGCCCAGAGAAAAATACAGGGTATCCGTGGTGCCGACAAGCCTATAGCAAAACTGGTAAAGACGGCAAGGGAATTAGGCGCTAGCACAATCTTTACAGCAGAAGAGGTCAGCACCCTTCAGTTGTCCCTTGCAAAGCTTGGAAAAACAGATAACGAAATACTTGCACTGCAAGGTTCTATTCTAAAGCTGGCGCAAGCGATGGACATCGACCTGGCCGAGGCTGGAGAGCTTGTGGTAAAGAATCAAAATCGATTTAGAGACTCGCTCCAGGACTTGGGCGGTGACCTTGAGCAGGCCACTTTTATCACCAACGTATTTGCTAAAGCGACACAGTCATCTCTTTTAACAGCAGAGACGCTTGGAACAGCGCTAAACTACTCTGCCTCTGAAGCTGCTGCTTACGGGATCTCGTTAAGCGAGACGGTTGCTATTCTGGGTCTTTTGGCTGACCAGGGTTTTGAGGCAAGTAGAGGTGGTACGTCTTTTCGTCGTATCCTGGGGCAACTCGCTAAAGATGGCCTAAATGCAGAGCAAGCTCTGGCAGCGCTTTTTGACTCCACAAAAGGGTATGCAGCGGAACTTGAGCAGTTTGGCCTGCGCGGAGCTGGTGCAAGAAAGAGCTTGGCAGACCTGTTGCCTTTGTTTGACGAGCTTAAAAACAAGCTAAACAACTCGGAAGGGACTGTAGATAAGTTTGCTGATGCTTTGGACGAGTCTTTGCTTGCTTCGTTTCGTAGGCTTCAGTCCGCACTCGCTGACTTTGCCATTGAGTTGGAGGAGCAGTTTGGAGAAAACATCAAGGAGATTGTAGAAAGCGTTACTCGGTTTGTGCGATCTCTTTCTGAAATGGACACTCAAACCAAAAGAACTATAGGCTTAACACTTGCGTTTCTGGCGGCTTTAGGTCCGCTTTTGTTGATTATTGGAGGTTTAACCTCTGGTATAGCCCTCGCTGGAAGAGTGGTGGCTGGATTAGGTTTTAAGTTTTTAAGAACCAGGGTTGTGATGCGACAGCTCGGAGCCGAGTTAGGGTTTGTGGCTAGTTCTTTTAATGCTCAAACCTCCGCAGCTATAGCGTCTTCGGTAGCCACTGGTAAGGCTGGGGCCGCTGCTGTCAAAACCAGCACCAGGTTTGCTGCCCTCGGTAGAGTTCTAAAGTTTACAGGCTACGCCATAGCAATTGAGGGAATACTGACGCTTATAGACAAGGTAAATAGAGCGCTAGGGGAAGGCGATAGGCTTGCTGAAGCCTCGTTAAAAGACGCCGCTTTGCAGTTGGAGGTTGATGCCGAGATAAAATCTCTGGACGACCTTGACTTTAGTGAGATAGAGAAAAGGGTCAGAGCTGGAGCTGCTCAACTCACGTTAGACTTTATGGACGGGGTTTCCCCTGTCCCTGTTGACGAGATTGCTAAACGACTGGTGCCTGTGGGCGTGGCTGAAGCTATTGAAAAGCGAGCACAAGACATTATTGCTTCAGGCGTGAACCTGTTTGGTGAAGATCCGTTCACTATAGCAATAAATCAGTACTTCGCCGCTATTGCCGCGAAAAGAAAAGAAGACCTAAAGCAGCAAAAAATTGATGACGGAACAATCACCAACATCGATAAACTTATTGCTGAATACACTGAGCTAAAGAACAAAATACTTGACCTCAAATCGGCAGCTGTTTCTGGTAAAGATGTAGATTTTGAGTACGTAGAGGAGCTTGAAAGACGTTTCGGAGATATAGGCCAACAGATCACGCAACTTGGACTGAAAGGGGTCGAGTCTTTCGATAAACTTCGCAAGAACGCCCCCTTAGAGCCTTTAAAGAGGTTAAACTCTGAGGGAGAAAAGGTAAGCGGAACCCTTGAGACAATGACCGATGACGAGGCCGCAAAACGGTTGGCCGTGGCCTTTACGGGAGTGTCTGACGTCATGCCTGAGCTTCAGACAGGAGCAAACGCGGCAAGTGAAGCAATTGATAATTTAGTCCAAAAAGTAAGTCAAGAGGAACTGCTTGCAAATGTTAGAGAAATAGAGGCTTTAGCTGTCAGTATTGGCAGCATATTCGAAACCGCATTTAAAAGCGCTCTGGACGGAACTGAATCTTTAGCCAATGCGATCAGGACCGGGTTGGTTGACGCTATCAAAGGTCTTATTGCAAAGCTCGCTGGATTAGCCGTGGCCTGGGGGATTGTTGCACTTTTGGCGACAATTGCAACCGCAGGCTCAAACCTAGCAACGGCAGCTGGAAGCATAAAAGCTGCTGGATTTGGTAATTTTTTGTTAGACAATTCAGGACTGGGTTCTTTTAGCACCAGATCTACTCAACAAGGGGGGTCGCTTAGAACCGAAGGTTTTATTAGCGGGTCTGACATTGTGCTTGGGACGCGACGAGGGGCAACAGCATTAGATAGAATTTATGGCTAGAAGAGTAGTAAGTACGACGTATAAGGTTGTCGATGGGTTCTCTTATCGACTCGAACTGTGGGATATTAACATTGCGTCTCAGGGATCATTTGTACCGTTTTCTAAGGTCGAAATCGCAGAGCCTGGATTCACACTAGACTGGAAAGGCTCTATTGAAGATGTATTGCAGCCGATCATGAGTTCTTCCCTGAAGTTTTCGGCTTATCTAACGGAGTACGAGCGAACGCATGTAACCGTGCCTTGCTTTGGGGACCATGAATTCAGAATGGTAGCCATGCTCTACCGTCAAACCGAAACGCAAGAAGACTTCGAATGGGCGGGTATAATTCACCCAGAGGAGACTACAGAAGAAATTAACGATGGTAGAATCCTGACCACGTTTGTGGCTAGTGACGGAATAGCATCGTTAAAAAACATAGACTTTAAGGACTCAAACGGAGACATCTTCCAAACAACACAAAACGAGCCTAGTGAACGTGCTCTTGTGTATTGGTTGAAGGAGATTGTTCAGAAGCTGCCGCACTGGGCGCTGATCGACTATGTGCTTCAGGGTGATAATACGGACGGCAGTCATGACTATCCAATGTTCACAGAGCATCGCCTAGTTCGACCAGTAAACGACACATATAACACGTTCCCCTCTACGGACGCGGTGCTTGACCACTACTTCCTTAAGTCGGACTCGTTTTACACTCGCCCGAAGCCTAGTGAGGGTCGAAAGAAGGGGTTTGAACGCAAAAGAGCGCTCAGAAAGGACAACTTTACGTCCACATACGACGCTTTGAGCGACATTTGTGCCTCTTTGGGGGCTACTTTTTGCTTCTCAGAGGGCAAATTTCACCTGTTTGATCGAGAACGCATAATCAACGGAGATGACGACACGATCGGGTATTTCGACTGGACGAAAGACGCTAACGGGCTGTTTAGCCACTCTGTATTGTTCAACTCTAATGGCACTGACGAGGACACCGACCCACAAGTAACGTATCTAGACCACATAGGCGCCAATTTTCTTAGGGGGGCAGCTCGGCGTGGCGTATACCCTGTTGAGTCTGTAGCACAAGTTCACGAAGGGGCTGGTAGCGACCTCATCTTTCGGTCTGGCATTGGATACGACGGCCCTACATTCGAGACATACCTGCACCGTATATCTGACATTGATCAGTTTACAAACCTGTATGCCATAACCACGTCCAACTATTACTCGAACCTGCCTGCTCAGGGTATCGTGGACGAGTTGTCCGTACCAAACGGAGATAACGGCGGTTCGTTTAGATTGCATTTTTCTGGCGACGCAACTTACTACTACCCTGACGGTCCTGCTGACTCATTTGAACCAAAAAACAAGGGTAATATTGCAGTCGTGAGAATGGACGTTCGTGCTTACGATGGAACTTATTGGTTTAGATTACGCAGAAGGGTTCGCACACTGCGGTATTTGAGTGATGCAAGCACGATATCGATAGATGTGCCCAACACCAGCGAAGATTATCTGCCAAAGACCTACGAACAGTACTCGTGGATTCGAGAAGACGAATCTAACTACGACACAGCATACTTAGAAGTAATGATTGGGGCTGACCCAACCGTGCTCACTGATGATAACGCTGGGTCTACTGATGAGTTTCTTCAGGACTGGGAATTCACATACGTGTTCTTTACGCCGCCGCTATTAAAGCAAGACCCTGATGACGCCAATGCTCTAGTAGAAGATGAGTCTCGAATCAACTTTATCTACCGCTTTGATGAGCAAGTACAGATGCCTACTGTCGCGGAAGGGGCTACTTCGTCTTTCGATAAAATTCAAATATACCCATATTTGAGGCTTTACGAGGTTGCTCACAACATGAACTGGAACCCAATACTTGACACTAACGGCAACGCGATTGACGTCTTTACTAGTTCGGTCGAGAGCGCAACTATGGCAGCGTCTACATGGCCTTTGGTTACGAAAAGTACAGTTTCAGCTACAGACGATCAGTACAGCGAAAATGATTCAATACTGCGATCTTTTCAGCTGTCTGGTATCGAAGTGTACTTAGGCGATGGAACGGAGAACTACGACGCCAGGTACGTGTCTCACAGTCAAGTGCTTTACGGTTCTGAGCAGATCGAACTGACCCCTACTGCGTTTGGGGCTACATACGAAAACTCAGGCAACAGGGCGTTTGGTCGTTATAGAGCCACCCATCCTAGCGACACCTCTTCACCGCTGCTGAGGGAGGACAACCTAAAGTTTCATCCCGACGGATTTGACACAACAGACATCCCGTATGCAGATATGTATCCAGCGATGGGGTTTTATGCTACCGAGCGAGCGCTCAACATCCGAGGAAAAACACGGCAGTCTGTATCTGGAACTATCATACGGGGTAGGCTTGACCCTGAAGTGCAATACCTGGACATCTGTCGTCCATACAAGAAGTTCCATACGTCAAAATTGTCAGCTGGAACTGAGACCTTTTTACCTCACTCGCTAACCGTTCAGTTAAAGGATCACGCTCAACGTGTGGAAGCGCTACGATGTGGCTACTCAGGAGAGCTTCCTACGAACCAAGACGAGACCGACACGGGTAGAGACCCTAACAATCCTCCAGGAGGGGGGAACGGAGGATTTGCCCCAGGCGGACCTGATTCGTTCACCTTCAACAAGACAACGACGTTGGCTACTACGGTAGCTGAACACACTACAAAATTAGATTACATAGAAGTAAGTGAACCCGTAGATTTGGACAACATTTCTGCGGGCGGAGATACTACTGATGTCGAGCTGTTTCACTTTTTCCTTGAAAAATAACTATGCCTAATTCATATAAAACAGCTTTCGTAGAGCTAAATCAAACAACGAACCCTACAACTGCTTTAAGGGCGACTGCTTCAACGACGCTTGTCAAGCAAGTTTATTTTTCTCACGCGGATCACCAAGCTGTTGTGGAGTTATACTTTACAGATAACGAAACTGGCAGTAGTGCCGTTTTAGTCAATAAAGTAACAGCTCCATTGGGAGAAATGACACCTCTGCTTAATGATGTTATGGCGTTAGAGAGCGGTCAGATTTTAAGTGTAAAAGACAATCAGTCAACAACTGGCGACGAGTCTTATGTCACCGTGGTGTATGTCGAAAACGTAACGGCGGTAAACGGCCAGTCTATTGACGTGCTAAACGATGTGGACACGACCACGGCACTTCCTTCAACGGGCGATGTGTTGACCTGGGACGGAAACCAATGGGAACCACAAGCAGGGGGTGGAGGCGCTGTAGATTCAGTCAATGGTCAAACTGGTGTAGTCGTCCTTGACATGGATGACATAGACGACGTGGACGCTGCGGCGCCATTTGGCGGTGACGTACTTCAGTGGACTGGATTGGCTTGGGAACCCTCGGGTAAGTTGAATTTGTTGTACTCTTTGCTGAAGGAAGGCGCAGACACATCAATCAAGAATGGGGGTGGCACTGATAGTGAGTTAAAATTAGAGTCAACCAAAGCAACCGTTAGTACTGGAATTACGAAGGTTGTATTGACTGAGACCTCACCTGGTGACATTGAGTTTATAGTTGCTACTGACAGCAGTGGCACAACTGCGTTCACAGCATTGCACATTGACGGGCTGACAGCGGCAAATGAAGCTAACATCATAGTTAAGCAGGGCGCGTTCTTTAAGTTTGACGACGGCTTGTATACGCAATGGATTCGTCCGACTTCAGGGAACACAGCTGACACCGTAGCAATTTTACCTGACAGTTCAGGTCAATTAGCCCTGACGACTGATTTGTACACAGATAGCGATGCGGATGCTAGGATAGCAGCAGCAAGTGTGACTGACCTCACAGATGTGTCCAGCGCAGGTAGTGGTGCTATTATCACCACCGCAGAACGGACTAAACTAACTGGCATTGCTACGGGCGCAACGCTCAACAGCCCTGACTCGATTCTGCTCGACAGAGCGTACCATACTGGCACGCAAACAGCTAGTACGATAAGTGATTTTGACACTGAGGTATCCAACAACACGTCAGTTACTGCTAACACAGCCAAGGTTGGTTACACCGACTCAGCGGTGGACGCACGAATCGCAGCCGCTTCATTCCTCGACCTTTCCGATGCGCCCGCGAGCTACGATGCAAACGAGTTGGTTGTAGTTAATGGCACTGCCACAGGTTTGACCCTTACATCAAAACGCTTGAAGTACAGCGATAGCGAAGTCGTGGATGACCAAAACCGAATATTTGACGTAAGCCAAACCGGGGGAACTGACACGGTGCGTGACTTCATGAACGACACCGCTGCAAGCGCTAGCAGCTCGTCGGCCAAAAATTTCCTAGGCTGGTGGGACGGCACAACGCTAACGATTGAAGGAATGGTGAACACCAACGCCCAACCACCACAAGGAGCAACAGCTGGTGCGCCACTTTGGCTCGGAACAAGCGGAGCCATTAGCGCAGCAGCCCCAACGACAGCTACCCACTACAGTCGCATCATCGGATACCACATAGGAACCGACCAAGGAGGGGACGCACTCATCTACTTTAAACCATCACCCGACTGGGTAGAGATTTCGTAATGGGCATAGACAAAGTAAACGACACCTCTTGGGCTAACCTGTCTAAGATAAGCGATGTAACTAAGGCGGACATCGCAGCGTTTAGCGGTATAGATGCACCCGCAGCATCGTCGGGCATAGTTACTTCAAACCTTGTGCATCACTATGATGCCTCTTTGACCGGAGGAGCAACATCTACACAACTTGTTGACCAAGGATCAGGAGGTTACAACTTGACGTACAGGAACGGAGTAGTTCAGCCAACTGGTGGTAGTGTGTGGGTTGAGTTTGATGGAACGAACGACTACACAGGCACGTTAAATTCTGTGCCTAGCACAATGGTTCCTGCTAACTTCGCTGATGCTTATACGTGGTCTGCATTCTACGACCACGATTCTAAGGACGGGACTCAGTGTCTGTTCGGTGCGTTTGAGTACGGCAGCCAATACTCATTTGTAGGGTTGTATATAAGCTGGAATGCGGCTAATTCCTACTACGTTCTGACAGCCGCTGCGCGTTATGACAATAACCAAAGACAATATTGGCGAACATCCACGACGCACACCACTAATCCAGCGCAATTTACTTTTACTCACGACGGGAGTAGAACAGCAGCGGGCGGTAAGATTTACATTAATGGAGTTGCGCAGACAACAGGATTAATTATTAATTCAGGAAGCGGCAGTTATGTAGTAGACTATAGTGGTGCAACTTTTGGTCAGGGAGCAGATGACCAGCGAACTTATTATTACGACGGCTTGATAGGCGAATGCCTTATGTATGATGCAGAACTTACTGCTGCACAGGTTCTACAAAACTACAATGCAAGTAAAGCCAAACACGGATTATAATGCATTTCGAAGACAGACATTACGTAGTGTTTGACCTCACAGAGGTAGGAACAATCGACTTCTCTGAGGTCATGGAGACATCAGCAGATACGCTGAGAAAAAACTTGGCTGACACGCAAAGCTTTGTAAAGTACGAAGGGGATATGCCTGCTTCAATTGCTGCTCTTACAACACGCAGTGAAGAGTACACGCACGGACAGATACTTGCGATTTTAGCAGGTTCAGATTGGACACCTACAGAAGAAGAGTTTTAATGATCGAACGACACATTGACCTTATCGTAGTACATGCTACATCCACATACGCCACAATGGACGTTGGGGTAGACTGGATAGATCGGCTTCACAAGAAGTTCGGATGGAAAGGCTGTGGTTACCATTTCGTAATTCGACGTGACGGAACGGTAGAGGCGGGGCGCGACGTGTCTATTCCTGGCGCTCACGCAAAAGGATTCAACGCCAACAGCATCGGCATCTGCTACGCTGGAGGGCTTGACCCCAAAGGGGACCCAGAGGACAACCGCACGCCCGAACAAAAAGAGGCCATGCGAAGCATCCTTGACACCCTTACACACGTTTTCCCAGAAGCAAAGGTAGTTGGGCACCGCGACCTGCCAGAAGTGCGAAAGGCGTGCCCTTGTTTCGACGTAAAAGAATGGTACTATGGAGAAGATTAAAGACACCAAGCTGGGCGCTTGGATTAAAGAGAAAGCACCACACCTTATGGACACAGTGGGCGACCTGCTTCCAGACAGCGGTGGACTCGGAGTGGTAAAGAACTTGCTACGACTGGAAGACGTAGATCCTGTAGAGGTTCAGGCACGCATTGACGCGGAGGTAGAATTTCAGAAGACCGTCACGGAGCGATGGAAGGCTGATATGTCGAGCGATGTCAAGCTTGCCAAGCTAATACGACCCATGACCCTTATTTCTCTTATGGTGTTGTTCTGCCTTACTATGGTCTTCGACAGCGTCGGCAAGTTCAACTTTGATGTAAAAGATTCGTATGTAGACCTGTTGCAGGTCTTAATGTTAACGGCGTTCGGTGCGTACTTCGCGGGACGGACAATAGAAAAAACTAAAAACTAATGGAGCACCTAAGTCATTTTGAATTTTTAGCTGTGGCGGGAGCCTTGATAAGCGGTTGGCTAAAATTCCAGTCTGACTACAACAAGCTGTCCGCTCGTGTAAAGGCTTTGGAAATGGATAACACCGAATTTAAGGACGACGTAAAACAACTCCTAAAGGACATTCAGGAGATCAAGCTTTTACTTGCGAAGAACCAAGTAAGCTGAACCGTGGTTGGTTGAAAAAGAAAGGGGGAGGTAACACACGAGAACCCTCCCCCTTTCGCTATCCGAAATAATACAGCTGGGATATCCAGCACTCACTCACACGCTTCATCGAACTGGGCACGCTCCCGTGTCGCAGTCCATAATCTCAACCTCATCCATTTCGAGCTGTTCCAAGCTACGAATCGGCATCACACGACTCGACATCTCGATGTAGGTTGCCTCGTCAATCTCTTCCATTGGAGCCTGCTTAAAACCGTGGTCGCTGTGCAGGAGGAAGGAGACCGATTTGACATTTTTGTAGTTGAGACGAAGCCACTCCTTTATTTCGTCTAGCTCCTCTAACCTATAGTAAATGGTGACCGAAACCGCGTTGTCCGACCACTCTGCCTGAAGGCGCTTAATCACCTCAAGCTGGTCGATAGCAGTCATGTCACCTGCAAACATAGTGTTCGACGGGAACTTACAGGGGAAGCTAACCACTACAGTTGACTTGTCCTCGGTCCCGTCAAAGTTCAGCACGTACTCCACAGGGTACCCGTGCTTCCTGGCGGTAGATGCCAGATCGCTATCAGCTGCCATTCGGATACGTCGGATGTAGAACTCGCTGTATCCTGGATGCGCCCCTGGTGTAACGCCAGCAAGTAAACTAAGCGTTCCAGATGGCTTGACTGTTGTAAGTTTAACGGATGTTGGGTATCCTGCCAGTTTAGAGTATTCTTTGTCATAGTTGCGTAAGTATTCGTAACAACCGTCTAACCAACTACGCTGCTCGTCGGTGGCCTGCAAGTAACCAGTCACGCCGATGCCCATTCGCATGTTTTTATGGACGATGTCCTCTGTTTCTTTGATGGCGCACTTAATCGCCAGGCTGTGCTTGTTGATGCGGTACAGGAACCGGGCGACCTTTAGCAGCTCGTGGTAGTCCTGAATGTTCGGCAAGTAGATTTCTGCCAAACAACAAGTCTCATAGTTGGCAAGCGACTGCTCGGCACAAGGATTGAACCCCTGTACGTCGGGATCAGGGTACTCCGTCTCAAACGTGCGGCCCATCTTCCGTGAGGCGTCAAGGTTGATGAGACCATACGGTTCGCCATTACCACGGTAACCTTCCCAGAACTCGTCAGGAAGCTGCGAGATGTCCGAGCAGATA